CTTGCCCAAGGAGCAACCTCTGGCGCAGCTGGTGCCAAGGCATTTGGTTCGGCTGCTTCTATGGTAGAAGCTATGCAAGACCCAAGATACAAGAGCGACCCTGCATATCGTGAACAAATCGAGAAGCGCATCGCTGTCTCTAACGCATTTTAATTATGACACCAGAACTAATAGCAATGATTGGAGGAGGACTCAGTGGCTTCATTATGAAGCTCATCGGAGTGCAGATGGAAAACCAAGCGCGTCAATTTGAGCGTATGATTACGAAACAGCAGACGGCAGACGCTTCGGCTGATGCAGCTGCCAAACGTGATGGCGGTGTATTAGTCCGCAGATTTCTAGTGGTCTCAACCGTCTTTGCTATTGTACTTGCTCCGTTCATCTTCGCATGGACAGATGTGGGTGTTAGTGTTGCTAGAGACACAAACGGATTTCTAGGACTTTTTAAAGGTGTTAAATGGGATACTATTCAAGGGTTCGTAATACTCCCTGAGATCAGACAAACTGCTCTTGCCATTGTAGGATTCTACTTTGGATCATCTCAAATAAAATGACTTTATGGAATTGGTATTACAAATCGCTTCGGCAGTAACACCAATACTAATCGGATTTATTACGCTAGTTATAATACTATCTAAGATGCACTACAGCATCGAGGTATTGAAGGAGAAGGTAAAGATACTTTTCGACTTCCATAACAAGCATAACAAATAATTTCTACTCTACGTTTAAAGTAGCGACTGAGCCTGATACGTCAGACAACTCACTGATCGTAAAATATACACGGAATGAAACACAGAAAACTAACGAGAACGTTGTGTTCTCATTTACTAATAAAATAACAAAAGGAAAACTATGGCAAACGGTGACTTCTCACCTATCTCTCGTAGTGGACAAGCCCAAGGTCAGTCCGATGTAGATAAGCTCTTTCTGAAAGTTTTCTCTGGTGAAATTCTTACGAGTTTCTCTGAGACAAACGTCATGAAAGACTTACATACAATGCGCACGATTTCTTCAGGGAAATCTGCACAGTTCGTAACCTCTGGAATTGCTACTGCTAAATATCACACTGTAGGCGAAAATATCGTTGAATCCGCATCAGGATACATGTCTCAAATTGGCATGGGCGAGCGCATCATCAACATCGATGATGTTCTTATCTCTTCGACATTCATTGCTAACATTGATGAACTCAAGAAGCATTACGACGTTCGTAGCATCTACGCTGCTGAACTTGGTAAGGCTCTAGCAAAACGTTTCGACATCGCAACGATGAAGACTCTCTATGCTGCTTCTCAAGACAGTGCTAACTTGGCTAACACACCTGCTGGTACAAGCATCACTGGTGCTGACACCAAGTCTGCAAGTGGCATCATCGATGCTCTCTATGCTGTTGCTGAGTCTCTCGACAAGAATGATGCTCCAGATGATGGTCGCTTCGCGATCCTTGCTCCAGCTACTTACTACAAGTTGCTAACATCTGACAACGTTGCTATCAACAAGGACACTGGTTCTGGCGGTAACGTCAATGCTGGTACTGTTGCAAGCGTTGCTGGTATCCGTCTTGTAAAGAGCAACCACCTTGTTGACATCTCTGATCTCGGTGATGACTCAACAATCACTACTGGTGATGGCTCGTCTAACAATGATGTGTTCGGCGCTAATGGTTCTGGTTACAACGGAGACTTCTCTGCGTTGACAACTGGTTCTGGTGCAGACCTTGAGTACGGCATGCTTTGCGGTACTAAGGAAGCTATCGGTACGGTCAAGCTTCTTGATCTTGCTACTGAAAGCGAGTACCAAATCGAGCGTCAAGGTACATTGTTTGTTGCTAAGTACGCAATGGGTCACGGAGTTCTCCGTCCTGAGTGTGCTGTTGCAGTGAAGCCTGCTTAATAATTAATCAAGCCCTGCCCCCAAATGGGGGTGGGGTTTTTTATTACAATGGCAAAAAGAAAAGGGCTTAGTCTAAGAAAGGAACACAAATCCAAAACAGGTGGTCTCAGTAAAAAAGGAAGAGACTACTACAACAGGAAGACGGGTTCTAATCTCAAGGCTCCCCAACCGCAAGGCGGTGCGAGAAAGCGTTCGTTCTGTGCGAGAATGAGTGGTGTCAAAGGACCCATGAAAGACTCCAAGGGCAGACCAACACGCAAAGCTTTAGCCCTTAGAAAGTGGAAATGTTAATATGAGTTTATACGAAAATATCAATCGCAGACGTAAGCTTGGAATCAGTCGTCCCAAGAGCAAATCAACTGTAAGCAAGAAGTCTTACAGCAACATGAAAAAAGGTTTCCCCAAAAAGAAAGGTAAATAATGGCAACTTTAACTTCTCAGCTAGAATCCGTTAACGTGATGCTGGGTCACATTGGTGAGGCACCTATCAACAGCCTAGAGGGTTCTTTACCTGTTAGTGCTATCACTGCTCTGTCTACTTTAAAAGAAGTAAGCAAAGAGGTACAAGCAGAGGGCTGGCACTTTAACTATGAGGAGAATGTCACCTTAACTCCATCAGCTGGTGTCATTAATGTTCCCTCAGACGCAATTCAAATAGACCCTCACGATAGTCAAGTAGACGTAGTACAAAGAGGTGAAGAATTATTTGACCGTAACAGTAACACATCCACATTTAAAGAGAGTATCAAGGTAAGCCTAATACGTTTACTTGATTGGGACTATCTCCCAGAAGAAGCTCGTAGATATATTGCACTACGCGCCTCTAGAATTTTCCAAGGACGTACAATAGGATCGCGGGAGCTTGAAGCATTGATAGCGCGTGACGAATACCAAGCACGTTCTCGACTTGAAGAAGCTGACTATGGCAGCTCTGATAGAACTATATTTGACAACTTCGATGCAGCCACAAGAATCGGTATCAACCGTAACTACGCTATTTAATAATGCCTTTAATTAACACTGCCGTCCCTAACCTTATTCAAGGTGTATCACAACAACCAGACTCATCGAGATTTGATGGTCAATGTGAGGAGCAGGAAAACGCTCTAAGCTCTGTTGCTGATGGACTAAGAAAGCGTCCAGCCACTCAGCACGTTGCTAAGTTGTTGGATGAAGCAATTAGCAAGGACAGCTTTGTTCATTTCATCAATCGAGACGACGATGAGAAGTATGTAGTTATACATAATGGTACGGGTATAGAAGCTTGGAACGTTGTTTCAGGAGGTAAGTGCCTTATTAATGGCAGCTTGAACCCTCTAACTCCTCCTAATTATCTAGCCACCGATAATCCCAGAGAAACTCTTAAGGCTCTAACGGTAGCAGACAATACTTTCATTGTTAATAAAGATATTAGTGTTGGGTTATCGCAAACTAAAACAGCACCCCTTGATAAGAAAGGATTTGTTTACATAGCCCAAGGAGACTACGAGAAAAAGTATCAGGTCAATGTTGGAGGAAACATTAACGGGATTGTTCCAAGCACCCAAGCAACCTTTGACATAGCCGTAGAAAGTTATGCTTGGTCTAAAGGCTGGGAAAAATTTAGAGTTGCTAATGTAGATATAACCAACCGCGGTTCAGGATACCCCGCAACAACACCAGACATTTTAGAACTATCGTATAACTGGGGAAGTTTAGGCTCAACTGTCTACGCCAGTTATACTACTATTAATACTGAACCAGTCATTCAAGTTACCTTTGAGGATGATGGTACGGTAGATGCGGACGGTGTTTCAAACGGAACTAAAAGGGTAGCCACAGCAACTGTTGTTACTGTAGGTAAGTTTGCCCAGCACAACGCGCAGGTTACTGGAGCTAGCTTTGCAGATAATTATAGTGCCAGTATAACAGGCACCGTTGCGGGAGATGTTATTGGTGGAACACAATACAGCTTCTCTACCGTAAGTGACACTGACACCAAGTCTTACTTGGCTGATACCACTGAAATAGCAACATCTCTATTTGATGACTCAGCTTACCCATCTGATTTTGCTGCACAGCCCTTTATAACCGCAGACGCTGTTGGAAATATATTTACCACTGGCACAACCTTTACCAATCCACCTCTTACAGCTACGCGAGAGGGAGGCACTATTATTATTGAACATAACAAAACGAATGGGGACTTTACTCTAACAACCGAGGACGGACTTGCGGGTAATGGTATTAAGGCTGTTTACAAACGTATTGATTCTCTCTTAGACCTTCCATTAAAAGCTCCAAACAACTTCGTAGTAGAAATTGTTGGAGATGCTGATTTAGATCAAGACAACTACTGGGTAAGGTTCACTACTAATAATGGAACAGCTTTTGGAGAAGGTGCTTGGGAAGAATACGTAGCTCCTAATGTATCAGACGGGTTAGACGCATCAACTATGCCTATGACTATCCGAAGCACTAACTTCAATACACTTGAAATTGAAACGTTAGACTACGCCAAGAGG